TGACACGGCTAACACCAAAGGTATCGGCCACGTCCCGCACACTGATATTGAGTTGGATGCACATGCGCCCTAAAGCTACGCCGATAAGTTTAGAGTCTGCCTGTTTATTGGCGAACACCAAACTCTGACTGTAACCAAAGCTCATGTTTACTCCTCGTCACTCCATGCCTTCACCACAGACTCAAGATCATGCTTGGGTGTGGGTTTTGGCTCGGCTTTCTTTTCACGCTTAACAGGCTCTTCGATGGGATCGTTAAGAACTGGTACTTTTGGCTTGGGCGCTTCCAACTTGGGAGCACGGCCTGAAACATCAGCTTGGTAAGGTGTCATCAGCACAAGTTTTTGCAACTCAGGCTTGCCTGACAGCTCGCTAGTCACTGTGTATTCGCTCTTATTCACAAAACGTGTGGGTGTGAATAGCACAGACTGATTGTCATTGTCCTCGTTGAAAGACATTTGTGTAACCACATAGTCCAAGCTCTTGCCATTGTTGGCCAAATACTTGGTATAGTTTTCAAACGTGTGCGTATTGTCACCAACGCTATCACCAAACAAAGACTTGGATGCCAAGTTCATTTGATACACTTCGCCTTGCAATGGTGTGCCGAAATCTTCTTCAAGCACCACGGCCAAACGTCTTGTGTAACGGCAAGCCTTGGAGTTACCCATGCCTGAACCTTTGATGTTTTGTGGGCAAGTATCGCATCTCTCGGCTTGAGGCTCTGTTGCACCTGCATCAGGTGTACGTCCATCGTTAGAGAAGCAGTCGGGCGCAGTAGGCTCGGCTTCGGGTGACCATTGCTTTGCGTAGAAAATACGACCAACACTAGGAGAGGCGTTAACGATGATGGCGTTAAGGTTGCCCTTGACTTTGCCCATCTCTTCGCCACCGACTACCTTGCGAAAGATTCCATTTTTAGGAACAATTCGTTTTACACCGGTCTTACCGGCCAATTGTTTTGTAAGTGGACTGACACCGGCAGTTTGGAGAAAGTCGGGTAAGTCTTGATTGAGTATCGTAATGTTGCTCATTTTTCAAATTTCCTTAGAACGTCTAACAACCACGGAATAATTGCTCTCCACATTGAGACCAGCGGGGAGAACGTTTGGATTCTCTTGTAGAAACTCTTTCATATTTGTTTGTTGAATTCGTTTCTCTAACAGGCCATACGCATCATGCTCACGAATGAACTGATACATGGAATCCCAATCATTCGTCCAATACCGTGACTTTACCGAACGTATGATTGTGCCGTTTTTGGTCTTGATGCTATCAGCGTTCATCTCCTTGCATTTATCAAGCATGGTCGCTTCAATAACATTCATTTGCTCTGCGATGATTTGATCCTCGGCCTCCCATTCTTTTTTCATTTGGGTGCGCTTATCTCGCATCTTGATGTAGATGCTAGTAAGTTTATCGAGGGGTAAAGAGGGTTGTTCTCCCTGAACTTGATCGTCCATAATAAATTCCTTTTCTTGTTGATGTCTTGTTATTTTACCATGAAACTTTACACTGTCAAGTCTTCTGATGAAATTTCTTGACGATAAAGATCAATTATTTTTTGGTGATTACCAATATTGTTTTGTAGCACCGAGTACATCTTTGCTTCAATAGGGCTTCCACTAATGTGCACAACAGTCATGTTGTTCACTTGGCTTGGCCTATCAATTCGAGCATTGAATTGTAAATATGTTTCGACGCTTGTAACCGGCGCGTACCAAATAATTGTGTCTGCGGCAGTTAGGGTAAGCCCGTGTGACGCGGCCTTTGGTTGGATGATTAATACTTTAGGCTCGGGTTGTTCTTGGAATCTTTTGACAATGTCGGCGCGGTTGTTAACACTAACGTTACCGTTGATCACATCACAAGTAATACCATTCTTAATCAAATGCTTTTGCAATAGTTCAATCGTGTGTGTAAAAGGTACGGCCACCAATACTTTATGGCTAGACTCTTCAATCACTTCTTGCACAACGCTTAAACGATTGCTCACATCGAACTCAATGACTTCTTTGGTATCGCTATACACCGCACCGCCAGCAATCTGCAATAGCTTACTAATTTGTACCGCCGCATTGACTGCGCTGATCTCCTCGCCAGCCGCCTGTATCAACATCTGCTTCTTTAGTGTGCGGTAGTACTTCAATTGCTGCGGGGTGAGCGGTGCATCTCTGTCAGTAAACGTAAGAGGAGGCAAATCCAGGCAGTCGGCTTTCTCGAATCGAATGGCCGGTTGGAGTATCTTGTGCACGGTTGCTTGTGCGGTAGGTTTAGGAGCCCACTTGTACATTGTGATTTTGTTCATCACCATGTCTCTGTATTCACCAAAGAACATTGGCATGCCCTTGGGGTTGACTAGCTTTGCTAGTCCGTAAGCATCCACAGGTGACTGGGCGGCAGGTGTGCCAGTCAACATCCACAAGCCTTTGATTGTTTTGGTCAGGTAACGCAAATCTTTCCATCGTTGCGTTTGCACATTCTTATAAGCAGACGCTTCGTCCACCACAATCAAATCAAACCCACCGTTCTCAATTTCTTTTTTAACAATACCGACCCCATCAAAGTTGATGATGACGTACTCGGCATTGCCTTGAATAATTTGTTTTCTCTTCGCAGCGGCTCCGTAAGCTACGGCTACTGTGCGATGGAGAGCAAATTTGAATAGATCATTTTGCCATGCAGACTTCATGATCGACAGCGGGCATATCACTAACACACGCTTTAGTAACCCCAAGCTCATTAGATAATCCGTAGCCCATATAACACTAGCCGTCTTACCTGTCCCTTGCTCGTTAAAGCAAAAGGCTTTTGGGTTACTCACTAAAAACTCTGATGTAATCTTCTGATGTTCAAATGGCGTAAACCCATGTGGTCTAGGCCATCCATATTCTGATAGGTTCATTTTTTGGGCTTAACTACTTTGCTTAATTTCTTGTCGGCTTTTTCTTTTTTGGCTTTTTCAGAAACTAAATTGTGTTTGGAATCGCGTTTGAATGATCTGTTCCCATGAGCAGTCTCGATAAAAACACCCGCTTTGTTGGAGCCACCTTTGTCTAGTGCTCTAACGTGGGCTACATCTTTACCTTCACGTATGTCGGCCTCACCGTTTTTGTTTCGATCTGGGAACTTCTTGTCTACCAATGCTCTAGCACGCTCACGCTCCAATCGTCTGGGCCCCTCGTTGCGTTTCTTTTGAAGCTCGTACTCGTGCTTGTATGGTCTAGGTTTATTAACGTATGGCATGCTACCCCCTGTTGTATTCACAATGTTTGACGGCGCAGTAAGCGCACAAAGGCCCACTTTTTGGGTTCCAAACTCCATTATCAAGCGCCGCCTCAATTCTTGCAACATCTTGGCTAGGCTTTTGAATGTACTTGGGCATCATTTCTCTGTGGTGTATGGCCTTAACAAACTCTTTACTAACCACAAATAAAAGGGCTGACTTCACTTTCTTGATCTCCGGAAACCTCGCGAACAGGCCACAAGCTACTAGATCGAGTTGCGCCACGTCCGCATATCTCGCACTCTTTGATGTCTTGTAATCGACGGAGTGCGCCGTACCCGTTTTCTTGTTGATAATCAGAAGGTCGGCTACCCCATGCCACCACACATTCGGAGCATCGAAGTCGCATGCTTCTAAGTCTTTCGTCAACCCAAGTTTTACCTCGCAAAATTTCTCTCCTTCAATTGCGTTCAGCTCATCCAAAACCGGCTTCATGTAGGAGAACTCTTCAGGTATATTCCTGCGATCTCGGATGTATTCCTCTGCTACCGTATGAGCAACCTTGCCGTACAGTGTAGCCTTTGTATCCGGCTCGACAACATCCTTTGCTATCTTGGTGTGATAGTATTTTCTAGGGCATTGTTGAAATGTTTTGAGACTACTGAACGACCAAATGATACTCATATTAACTTTCTTCTACTCTAAATGGTTCACCAATCATTTGCTTAATGTTAAACAAATCTCTGTGTTGGGGGAATTCTTGCCTCCATAGTCTAGCGTAAAACGCTATGAAGTCGTTGCTTATTTTAAAGTCTTTTCCAGTTGTGACAATGTAAACTTCCCACCTAATTCTGTTGATGATCAACCAATGGCTGATTTTCTTGTGATGGTTAGCAATTGCCTCTAGCGCAAACTTTTTGAAGTATTCCCAAATCATTGGGTTCTCAGCATGCCACTTATTGAATTCGTCTTTCCTAACTTGAAATGGTTTAGCCATCAGCATCTCCCGTCCATGTCAAATTTATCGTCGGCCTTGATGACACCATGGATTTCCTCGTTGTCGTCCCAGTACAAATCCTCTGTCCATACCAAGACCGGTGTATCTTCACCGATGTAGGCCCCCTCAATGTTGTACTCTATGAATTCTCTAGCATCCTCAGAACTCATCTTATCCCGGGCCATAAGAACCGCCCGTATTTTTTCGGCATCATAAACCAATACATCTACTCTAGTATGGTCACGCCAAATCGATGCTGGCCCTATGATTGCATCGTCAAATCCATCCCATTTTTTCATTTGTTTTTTCCTTTTAACTTAACCAATTCATTTAACAATTTTTCCATTGTGTTAGCCGCCTCTTGATGAAATGGACTAATTGGGATATTGTTTGCCAAGTTACGCATCACGGTTATTTGCATACGGACTGTGCGTTCCGTCCACTTTGATTCTTTTATTCGTTGCGTTTCTTTACATCTTGCTGCGATACGATCAAACTCTTCGTCTTCTTCAGTCATAACACCCTCCTATTAACCCACCAACATTTGATGTACCCCCAAAATGTTCTTTTAAATAGTTGTGC